TAAAGACCTACAAGATATGTCAGGACAGTTGACTCAATGGGCAGGTTGCATGAGTGATCTGTCCTACGCTGAACAGAAAAACAAAAACCCTCCTTGGTGGAAAGCACTCAATGGTGGGTCTGTAGAAGCAGAAGCTCTAGAGATATTTACAGCTAAACGAAAAGCTGAAGCTATGAGAAAAGAGCTAAAAGATTGGATTAGTTTCAGCATGGGGCCATCTGCTTGGGATGAGCTTGTAGCTACCGAAGGTAAGATACGTAAGAAGAAGAAAGAGCAAGAGTATCGTAAAGCAGAGATACAAGAAGCAATCGTAACTTGGACTCTCTCAATATTAATAATACTAACTGGAGCAGGTATGCTAGGGTTAATACTTTACATGGTGACATAAATGGCTAGAAACTTAACAGAAAAACAACAGAAGTTCCTTGAGGTGTTATTCGATGGGGCAGGTGGAGATGTTGTACAAGCTAAAAAACTAGCAGGGTACGTAGAAGGTACTAGTACTACAGCTATTGTAGAATCTCTGAAAGACGAGATAGGTGATCGTACTCGTAGTTACTTTGCACGTACAGCACCTAAAGCAGCAATGGCTATGGTGGGTGCACTGAGTGATCCAACAGAGTTAGGCATACGAGATAAGATGTCAGCAGCTAAAGATTTACTTGACAGAGCAGGGCTAGGTAAGGTAGAAAGAGTAGACGTATCGTCATCTAGCGGTGGCGTATTTATACTACCATCGAAAGAAGGAACAAACGAATAAGTGTAAACCGTGAATCATTAGGTTACTGGGAACTACCTAGACCCCACAAGGGCGCAGAAAAACATTGGCACGTAATAGCTAGAGTAACTAGAACAATACCGTTTGGTTATGAAGTTGATCCAGACAATGATAAAATACTTCAGCCTATTATTGCAGAGCTAGAGGCATTAGAACTTGCAAAGAGACACCTGATGCAGTACTCTTACAAAGAAGTAGCACTGTGGTTAACTAAGCAAACAGGTAGATACATATCTGATGCAGGGCTAAAGAAAAGGGTAGACATTGAGCGAAAACGTAAGAAAGCAGCTACAATTAAACGCAAGCTTGCCAAAAGGCTCGAAGAAACGCTACAAGAAATCAAGAAGCTTGAAGAAGAAAGAATCGGAGCCTACACAACCAAGTCCAGCGCAGCAAGCGCCTGAAGTACAGGTTGTAGCAGCAGAAGTAAAAGCACCTGAGTTTGATGTTGACCTTGCTCAAGAAGTAGTGTTTAAACCAAACCCAGGCCCACAGACAAACTTCTTATCCGCATCTGAAAGAGAAGTTTTGTATGGTGGGGCAGCAGGTGGTGGTAAGAGTTTTGCTATGCTTGCTGACCCACTTCACGGTTTGAACGATCCAAACTTTAGTGGTCTACTAGTCCGACACACTACAGAAGAACTTAGAGAGCTTATACAGAAGAGTCAAGAACTTTATCCTAAAGCTATACCTGGTATCAAGTGGAGTGAACGTAAGTCACAGTGGATTGCACCTAGAGGTGGTAGACTGTGGATGTCCTACTTAGACAAAGACATGGACGTAACACGATACCAAGGTCAAGCGTTTAACTGGATCGGCTTTGACGAACTTACACAGTGGCCTACACCCTACGCTTGGGACTACATGAGGTCACGACTCCGTTCAGCATTTAGTTCTCAGCTAGGTTTGTACATGCGAGGTACTACTAACCCTGGCGGTGCAGGACATGCTTGGGTTAAGAAAATGTTTATTGACCCTGGGCCACCTAATGATTCTTTCTGGGCAACAAACATTGAAACTGGTGAAACTATAAAGTTTCCTCAAGGGCATAGTCGAGAAGGACAACCCTTGTTTAAGCGTAGGTTTATACCTGCTAGTTTGTTTGACAATCCATACCTGTCAGACAGTGGTGACTACGAAGCAATGCTACTATCATTGCCAGAACACCAAAGGAAGCAGTTACTAGAAGGTAACTGGGATATTAACGAAGGAGCAGCATTTCCTGAATTTAACAGAAGCATACACGTTGTGGAACCTATCAACATACCTAGTGGATGGGCTAAGTTTAGAGCTTGCGACTATGGTTACGGCTCCTACACTGGAGTACTCTGGTTCGCTGTCTCACCAAGTGAGCAACTGGTTGTATACAGAGAGCTTTATTGTTCTAAAGTTACAGCTACTGATCTAGCAGATATGATACTAGAGGCAGAGGCTGATGATGGCACTATCAGGTACGGTGTGTTAGACTCGTCACTCTGGCATAAAAGAGGCGATACTGGCCCATCACTTGCAGAGCAAATGAACATGAAGGGTTGCCGTTGGCGTCCTTCGGATCGCTCTCGTGGTTCTAGGGTGGCTGGTAAGAACGAGATACACCGTAGGTTGCAGGTGGATGAGTTCACCGAAGAGCCAAGGCTTGTGTTCTTTTCCACCTGCACGAATAGCATAGCACAAATCCCAGCTATTCCGCTAGATAAGAAGAACCCTGAAGACGTAGACACACACGCTGAAGATCACTTGTATGACGCTCTACGCTATGGTATAATGACTAGACCAAGAAGTTCAATATGGGATTTTAACCCAGCAAAACAAAACTCTGGCTTTCAAATGTCAGACTCAACTTTTGGATACTAATTAAATGGCAGAGATAGACGATTTATCATTTGAGACAGATGATGTAATAGCAGCAGAATCCAGTGAGGATAGTCTGTTAGCTAGTTCAAACAGTACTGTGGATTTTGTAACAGAAAGATTCAAACGTGCAGAGGATGCACGACTTATGGATGAAGAGCGTTGGCTACGGTCATACCGTAACTACCGTGGTATCTATGGACCTGATGTACAGTTTACTTCAACTGAAAAGTCTAAGGTATTTGTTAAGGTCACTAAGACTAAAACACTAGCTGCATACGGACAGATAGTAGATGTACTATTTGGTAACAATAAGTTTCCTCTTTCTGTAGAACCTTCAGTACTACCTGATGGCGTAGCTGAGTCAGTACACATTAATGTAGACCCTAATGCAGGGCCAGCGCAATCACAGCTAAGTCAAGCTTTCGGTGATAAGCCAGCTAAACCTTACTTGATTGGACCTGACACAAAGTTAGAACCAGGTGAGACACGCACAACTTTACAAAGACGTTTAGGTGGGTTGTCAGATAAGTTAGCTGCAGTAAGCGACAAGATTATTGAGGGTGACGGTACAACACCAACAAGCGTTACATTCCATCCTGCTATGGTAGCAGCTAAGAAGATGGAAAAGAAGATACACGATCAGTTAAACGAATCTGGTGCATCTAAGCATCTACGTAGCATGGCATTTGAAATGTCATTGCTAGGCACAGGTGTAATGAAAGGCCCATTCGCTGTAGATAAAGAGTATCCAAACTGGGATGAGGAAGGTGACTACGATCCTTTAGTTAAGACTGTACCATCTACTAACCACGTAAGTGTGTGGAACTTCTATCCTGATCCTGAGTCTACAAGCATGGATGATGCTGAGTACGTTGTTGAGCGTCATAAGATGTCACGCAACCAGCTAAGATCATTACGTGGTAGACCATACTTTATGGATGACTCTATACAGTTAGCTATAGATAAAGGCCCAGACTACGTGCGTAAGCATTGGGAAATGAAGATGGAGGATGATGATTCCCATCCATCAGATAGTGAACGTTGGGAAGTTCTAGAGTTCTGGGGTTACATTGATACATCTCTTTTAGAAGACAACGGTATCAGTATTCCTAAATCTATGAGTAAGTTAGCAGAAGTAAACGCTAACATTTGGGTAGTCAACGGTGAGATAATCCGTTGCGTAATAAATCCGTTTAAACCATCACGCATACCATACTATTCTGTACCTTATGAGCATAACCCATACAGCTTCTTTGGTGTAGGCATAGCTGAGAACATGGATGACACACAGACGTTGATGAACGGTTTCATGCGAATGGCTGTTGACAATGCTGTATTATCTGGTAATCTTCTTATTGAGATAGATGAAACTAACCTAGTACCAGGTCAAGACCTGAGTGTGTATCCTGGCAAAGTCTTTCGTAGACAAGGCGGTGCTCCTGGTCAAGCTATCTTTGGCACTAAGTTTCCAAACGTTGCAGCAGAGAATATGCAACTCTTTGATAAGGCAAGGGTATTAGCAGATGAGAGTACAGGCTTTCCAAGCTTTGCACATGGACAGACAGGCGTACAAGGTGTGGGAAGAACGGCTTCTGGTATCAGTATGCTTATGTCTGCAGCTAACGGTTCTATACGATCTGTTGTCAAGAATGTTGACGATTATTTACTAGCACCTATAGGTAGAGCATTCTTTGCATTCAACATGCAGTTTGACTTTGATGAAAGTATTAAGGGTGACCTAGAAGTTATGGCGAATGGTACTGAGTCATTGATGGCTAACGAAGTACGTAGCCAACGCTTGATGCAGTTCTTGGGTGTAGTACAGAATCCTGCCCTAGCACCTTTTGCTAAGATGGATTACATCATTCGTGAGATAGCTAAGAGCATGGACCTTGATCCTAACAAAGTGACTAACTCTATGCAAGATGCAGCTATACAAGCTGAGATACTCAAAGGATTTCAACAACCTGCTCCACCACCTCCTGAAGCTCCAGGCATGGCTCCACCACCAGAAGGTGCACCAACTGAAGTACCAGCAGGTGCTAATCCACAAGATCAAACAGGCGCAGGTGGCGGTACTATAGGTACAGGCGTAGCACCAGTACCAGGTGAGGAAGGTTTTGCAGGTAATGTCGCTTAAGAGTTTTGTTAACAATAAAGGTCAGTGGGATGCGTTTTGTGAAGAGATAGATGAGTTGGTTCTTGAACAACAAAGACGTTTAGAGCAGTCAGAGATGACTATAGATTTACACCGTTGCCAAGGTGCAATATCTGCACTTAGGAGACTAAAATATTTGAGAGACAAAATCAATGGCGTTAAATGAAGACGAACAAACAGATGCAGTATTCCAATCAGTAAGAACGGAAGTAGATCCAGTATCAGGCAATGAAGTACCTCCAGGCTCTCTACCTGAAGAAGTACGAGATGATATACCTGCAATGTTAAGTGAAGGTGAATACGTTGTACCTGCTGATGTTTTACGTTTCTACGGTGTTAAGTTCTTTGAAGACTTACGCAGGAAAGCTAAAGATGGTTTAGCTAAGATGGAAGAGGATGGACGCATTGGCGGTGAGCCTATAGAAGATGAAGAAGACCAGATGGACTTGCCTTTCTCTGATGAAGAACTAGAAACTATGGAGATGGATGAAGGTGGTCTTGTTGGTTTTTCTAATGGAGGTCTACCTGAAGATACGCAAGTAGATATAGACCCTGGTGCAGCTTTTACACAAGACCCTAATGATCCTACCCAAGTTATTATGAACTACGGAGGTGGCACTTCTAGTGGCGGCTATTCGTTTGTTAAGTTCTACGGTCCTGATGGTCAAGAAATAGAAGTACCTTTCTATAATGGTATGCAAATAGGATCAGCACCAGAAGGTTACACGATGGAAGCTCCTGCAGAAGAGGAGGTTGTAAATAATAATAATAATGATGATCCTAATGAAGGTTTAGCGGATAGTGTTCGTGCAGCAGAAAGAAAGTCTAGAAATATAGACTACAATACTGCAGACTATGCAGGGTTAAAAGAAGGTGTTAATAGATACCACTCCTCTAGAGCACTACCTATATTGTCAGGTATATTAACAGGTGGTGTAGGTACTGCTGTGTTTGGTGCTGCAAGAAAGTTTGATCAAAAGAAACTACTAGCTGCTATTGATAGAAAAATAGATATGGTAAAGAAACCTGATCAAGTAAAAATGTTTCAGGATCTTAGAAAAGGCTTAACAGACAGAGAGTACTACAATAAGAATTACAAAGAGAAGTTTGACTTTGGTAAAACATTCTTAGGTGATTTACTTGGTGTTGGAGAAGGTGATGACTTTGGGTTGAGCCAAGAGCGTATAGACGCAATGAAAAAACAACCTCAGTTTAAGTATAATACTGCAAAT